ATGAAATCCCAAATGACTACGTTTATACTAATGAAGTAATTTATTTTGATCCAAAAGTTACAGTAGGAACTGGAACCACGGGATCTGTTAGAAGTGTATTGGGAGTTGGTGGAACTATTGTTGAATATAGAACTGTTCCCAATAGCGCAATTTATATTCCAGAACACAAATTCTTTACAGGTCAAGAACTGAAATATCATGTAGGACTTGCTGGTACTTCCCTATACATTAATAATGTTGGTTCTGGTGTTTCCATACCACTTTCCGATGGTCAAACTGTATATGCAGTTAATCTTGGAAAAGATCATGTTGGTATTTCTACTATTGGATTTACTTCAACTACTGGAATCGGCACACAATTAAATGCTGCAGAATTTGTAAACTTTGATTCTAGTTTCCCTCTGGTGGGTGCTGCACACTCTCTTTCTACTACTAATTCAGAAATTACTGGAACTATTGAAAGATACAGTGCATCTGTCGGTACTGCAGTAAGTCATGGATTGACTTCCAGTGATAGAATTACTTTCTCTATCAATAACAGAGAAGTTGATAGCATATCGGTATTTTATAACCCCGTTATTAGAAAAATGATTACGGGTCCAGTATCATTTGGAAGTAGTGATATTTCAATATCCGATAATACGATTGACCTTTCTGGTGAACAAATTGAACAGGGAGAAAAAGTAGTCTATAAAGCAACCACTCCAGCTACTGGACTTTCTAATGATAAAATTTATTATGTATTCAAAACTGATAAAGACAAAATCAAATTAACCGAAAGATTCAGTGATATTGATAAAGGCATCGTTGTTAGTATTGATAGTGTTGGTGGAGCTGATCACGAACTTTACAGAATAAATCCACCACTCAGATTTATTAAAAACGATACTATTTCTTTTGATGTTTCGGATACAAGTATTTCTGAAATGGATCTTGAATTCTATGAAGACCCAGATTTCACTAGAAGATTAGAACTCATTGGTAATGCTGAAGATGGATTTGCAATTGAAAGAACTAATACTCCAGGGCAAGCCGATGCTAAGGTGGAAATTAAGACCACAAATAGTCTGATCCCTTCTGCACTTTATTACACCCTAATTCCAAAAGGACCCACTGATGTTAGAAAAAATCAAATTTCTAGAGATTTAGAAGTTGTAGGTTCCAACAAAATTGATATCGTACCTCACTCTTTAAATACGGATTATCTTGTTACTGTAAGTGATAATAGTACTTTCTTGTTTAATTTATTGAGAAAACCCAGTGATTCTGAAAAGGCTTCTTACAATAGTGCAAACACAACTGTAACTTATACAACCACTTCAAAAACTGCAGATGGACCTATTGATAAACTTAGAATTAACTTTGCAGGAGTTGGATATGACAGACTTCCCATCATTGAAAGCATTAAAACCGTAAATGGAAAAAATGCAAATATCAAATTAATTTCCGATGATATTGGTAAAGTCGAGAAGTATGAAAGAGTAAAAGATGGATTTGATTATCCAACCGATCCAACCCTATCTCCACTTCTAAGTACTCCATCAGTTGTGGGTATTAAAGATATCAGAACAATTGATTATATCGGTATTACAACTGGTGGTAGAGGATATAATCAAACACCAACTCTTATTGTTCCTGATAATACAAGTATCAAGTTAATCCCAACACTAGAAGGTGGTTCTATTACCAAAGTTGATGTTGCTCAAAATGCAATTGATTTCAGTGAACCACTTGATATTGTAACTATTCACCATTCCCAGGGATATGACATTGACTTCTTCACGATTAATGGCAGTTTAATAACCGCAGAACTTTCAAATACAGACATTTTAACTTCAGGAGTTACTACTGCATTCCCCTTTGATGTTGGCGATGAAGTTTATGTTGAAGGTTGCAGACTAACTGCAGCTTCAGATCACTTAGCAAACTACAACTCTGATGCATATGGGTACAAGTTCTTCAAAGTAACTGGAATTAGTACTACAAATAATACCGTCACATATGATATGACAGGTATTACCACTGGAACATTTGGTGTATATGAAGACGGCATTACTCTTGGATATCTTGTTAATAAAAAACAAGTTCCACAATTTGAAATGATATTGAAAGATGACGTTAAGTATCTTTCAAAAGAAAAAGTTACTGGTCCAACTTTTGTTGGTAGAGTTATGGAAGGTGGATGGGATAATGATCTCAACCAGTTGCGTGTCGGAAATTCATTTGGTCAACTTCGAGATGGCGATAAACTTACTGGAGAAAGTTCTAAAGTCATTGGAACTGTAGAATATTTTAGTATCTTTAACTTGCGTTCTACTCTTGGAGTTTCTAGAGATAAAGTGGGAGAACTTGATAGATCTGTTGGAATTTTAAATGATTTCCAACAAAGAATATCGGACAATTTCTACTATCAAAAGTTCTCATACTCTATTAAGAGCCAACTAAGTTATGATAAGTGGAAAGAACCAGTAAGATCTTTAATCCATCCTTCTGGATTTAAAGAATTCTCTGATTTTGAGTTTATTACTCAACCAACTGATCCAGAAGTAAGTGTTGGTATTGCCAAGTCCGTTAACCTAAAACCAGTTGTCGTTGATAGTACTTCCTCTTTATTGGTAAACATTGATAAAGAAGTTTCCTTTAGTGATAGAGTTGGATTCAACATGGTTTATGAGGAGGATTTACTCCCAGATGGATCCACACAAAAGATCTTTATGGATGGTGGAATTCCAATTAAGAGTTACATTTTAAGTAAAACAAATAAAGTTATTAAGATTGATAATATTGATGATCAATTTGATGGAACATCTAGACAACAACTAGATGGAACTTATGCAGACGCTTCTGATCTTTTAGATCTCAATAGACAATTCTTAATTGACGAAGTTCTTGCAAAAGTAAATTATAATTATGTTGCATTCTCCACCAGTGCAAGTTATGACGAAGCTGCATTTAAAGCAAAAACTGGTAGATTAATTGATGCAGTTTCTTCCGACCTTAAGTACAATGCAAATAGTCATACTGTTAGTGTTGCATCCTCTTATTGGAGTGGTGGTAACTCGATTGGCATCAATACCACTGAAACTATCTACGGATTTAATTATCTGCGTTTCCTCGGTCAATATGTCGTAAATAACCAGACACCACCAACATATTATCAAACAGGAACGCCTCAACTCTTTAACTTGAGTGTTCTTCAAGATCCTGCAAATGATTATTTTGTTCTTAATCATGACGCAAGAGATCTTATTGTTGAAAACAAGAGAGAGATTCTTGACAAGGCTCTTGCATCGGTTGCTGTTCCTTATCCAACATTTATTATTCCAGGTAGTACTGCCAATGAGGAACAGAATAGATATGCAATTGGTTACAAGTTAATCAAAGAAAACACACAACAAATCATTAATGAATCATATACTGCTAGTGTAGCTCAATACACTGGAATTGCTACTCAAGAAACTAAAGCTAGAGATATTCTAGCCAGATTCGTTGATGCAGTTGCAACTGATTTGTTTACTGGTGGTAACAGATATGCACGTCAAGAAGCACTCTACTACTTCGATGGACCGATGCCTGATAATGACAAGTTGGTCATTAAGGCGGAAGAAACCAATTATCTCTTCAATCAAGCGAAGAGTAAAATGAGACTTGCCGTCAGAAACGGAATGGGTGTTACTTATGCCGCTTCTGAAGGACCAGCGTTTTATGGTGTTGGAACAACGGTTTCAAACACTGACCTAAATGCATGTCAAGATGTCCAAAATTCAATTATTACACTTTCTGCTGTTGTAACTGGACCTATTGGTATTGCAACACTCACTTCTTTACCTGCAGAAAATGTTGGAACTTACTCCACTGGTGTTGCGAAGTGTTTTAGAGATCTCAAGTACATCGTTGATGGCGTTGCTCAAGATATCGCATATGATACTAACCAACATACTGTAAGGAACACCAAGTTCTACTTTGATGCTAATGGTAATCAAAAGACTGATGGTCTTGTCTATGAAGAAGCGGAGTCTATCTATATCTTCAGATCCGCAATGGATTACATGAAGAAAGCGGTTAGAAATGAGATGTATTATACTGATGATACTATTGTTCCTCTGACTCAACCTGGAGTTGGCGCTAGTGCATATACCGCAAGTATTCAAACAGATATTGAGTCTCTCGTCGGTATTTTGACGGTTGCAATTGGAAACAGTAGTCTTGCTTCAATTCCCTCAGTTGGGTTTGGTACAGGTGATTGTGCTAACGTTAGACAGTCATTACGTACTTATGTTGGTATTGCAACCAATATTATTGGAATCGGTACAGATCAGGGACCAGGAATCGTTACATATCCTTCTTTATCGAAGGGTGGAATTATTGTTGGTTTATCATCATTCAAGCTTAAGTCTGATGGTCAACCATTGTTTAAGAAGACTTTCGATTCTTCCAGTACTTCTATTGTTAATACGGTAGATGATACTTTTATCTTTGCAAATCATAACTTCCAGTCTGGTCAAGAGATGATTTATAATCCTCTTGGTGGAACTAGAATTGGTATTGCAACTACCTCATATACAACTGGTGATAAAGATATCATCATGGAAGTTGATAATATTTCTGGTAGTGGAGTTAAGAATAATGGAATTGGTCAACCAGTTACCGTGACGGGTGTTGCAACTGTTCTTGTACCAGCAGGACCAAATACGCAACTCTTCAATGATGTTGTTGGTACTGGAGCTACCAATGGTGAAGGAGTTGTAGTTGATGTTATCGTGACATATGATCCTTCAAGTGGAGTTGCAATCTCTACTGCTGGATCACTTGTAAAAGCTGGTAAGGGCTTCGGTGTAGGTGAAGTTGTAACAATTGGCGGTACATTCTTTAATGGATCTTCTCCTGCAAATGACTATACATTTACAGTAACTGCTGTTGGACCTAGTGGAATTCAAACTGAAGCTAACAATACTTACACAAATGTTCCTGGTGTTTCTGTAGTTGGTACTGGTGCATCCTTTACTATCACTAGAAATAATACTGGACAAATTCTGGATGTAACCGTAAGTAAGGGTGGTTCTGGATATACTAATACTGGTATTGTTACGATTTCTGGTACAAATCTTGGCGGCGTTGCTCCAGGTGATAATATCACTTTTACCCCAAGTATTCTTGGAAGAAACACCCTTCCAGATTCAGTCTTCGTATTCAAGCAAAGTGATTCAGAATTCAAGTTATCTGGATTATCTACTGCACTTCCATTTGATATTACTTCTGTTGGTGTAGGAACTGCAATTATTCAACTCAAAGATCCTAATCCAAGTACCAGTATTGCAATTGACGGTATTGTCCAAAATCAACTCAGGAGAAAGAATCTCGAAATTACTCTTGGATCTGCTGTTGGATTGACAACAAACTTTATTCAGGTTGCTGTTGGTATTAATTCACTTGTCACTGATGATATTATCAATATTGATAATGAGTATATTTTAATTAAGTCTGTTGGTACGGCAGGCACCGATATCTTGGAAGTTGAGAGAGAATATCTCGGTACGGTAGGTGCAGCATATACCGTTGGTGCTGCTTCTACGATCATGAGTGGTGATTACAATATTGTTGGTGATACTATCTTCTTCACTACTCCACCTTACGGTAAAATTGGTCCAGTTGGTCTTGAAACGGGATCTACTTTTAATGGTAGAGCATTCAGTAGAAGATTTGATCCAGATAAGACTGAAGATCAGAATGTAGTATTTGATGATATTTCCCTTGCATTTACTGGTATCGCAGCTACTGAATTTACCCTTAAAGTTCAGGGTGATACTACAACTGCGGCATATAACGATGTAAACAAAGGAACTGATATCAACAATAATCCTTTTGTCTTTATCAACAATGTGTTCCAACGTCCTAGACAAGACTTCACTGTTGATGGATCTTCTGCAAACGTTTTGAGATTCCTCACAGGAACTCCAAGTGCAGGTAGAATTTCTAAGGTTGCAATCACCACTGGATTTGGTTATCAAACACCTCTAGCTGCAGCAGGTATTGCAAGTGTTGGTAATGGTATTTCTGGAGTAACTACTGCAATTTCTACAGTCGCTGAAGACGGACAAGCACTAACGTTTAGTGCTGACGGTACTAAATTCCTTGTTGGTGATAAGACTGGTGAACCTGATGCAATTTTTGTTGGTACTTTATCAACCGCATGGGCAATTGATAGTGTTTCTGGAATTACTTCCGTTTCTTTCAATCATGATGGTGGTATACATGGTATGGTATTCAATGATGATGGAACTGAATTGTGGTTCACTGGCACATCAAATGACTCTATCAAGAAAATAACTCTTGCAACTCCATATGATTATACGACAAATGTAGGAACTTCTACGAACACAGTTTCTTCTGCTAATCTTAATGCCATTCAGGACCCAGTAGTGAGTGGGCCAATATCCCCAAGAGGACTTGGTATTTCTTCCACAGGATCTTATGTTTATGTACTCGAACTGAATGGTATTGCCCAGGTTAAATTGGACACTCCTTGGGATCTTGATTCTTATAATGTTGGACTGAGTACTTTTGTTCAAATTGATGCTACAAATGGTGTCACAGAGTTTGCTGGTGGACCAACATTAGATTCTCCTAGAGGAATTGCATTTGCTCACAATGACACTTACATGTATCTCGTCGATTTAACTCTCGATGCGGTACTTGAATATAAGTTATCTACCCCTGGTGATGTACGAACAGCATCTTATGTAAGATCACAATCTGTTCCCAGCAATCCAACTGATTGTTTCTTTGGGGATAATAAGTTCTTTGTATTGCAGGAAGAATCATTGAGCACTCTTGATTATACAGGTCAACCAGGAACAATTTATGATATTGAAATGACTGGTTCTGGTAGAGGATATCAATTTAAACCAGGAGTAAGTATTGCATCGTCTATCGTTGGAACTGCGGCATCTATTACTACAGTCCTAGGTGCGGGTGGTACTGTAACTTCCTTTATTGTGAGTGAAGTTGGTGCTGGTTACAGTGCATCTTCTCCAGTTTCTGTCCTTGTAACTCAACCAACTGGATATTCAAATATGGATCTCCACTATGCTGGTGTAAGTACTGGTATTGGTATTGAGGCAACTGCAAAAGTCAAGATAGGAGTTGGTTCAAGTATTGTAGATTTTGAAATCGATGATCACGGAAGAGCTTACAAGGTAGGCGATAAACTAATTGTTCCTGGATTGATTCAAGACCCAAATGCAGGTTCCTTTGAAGAGTTCCAGATTACAGTGGAAGAAGTTCAGACAGATAAGTTTGCTGGGTTCTATCCTGGTCAGTTTATCCTCTTTGATGATTTCGCATCACAATTCAATGGATTTAGGAAGAAGTTTACTCTAACTCAAACTGAGAACGGAGTTACTGACATCGTAAGTCTTAAGAAACTAGATGGTTCCGACTTGGTTCTTGAAAATAATCTATTCATCTATGTTAACGACATTCTCCAAGAACCCAGAAAGGCATATAAATTCCGTGGATCTAGAGTCATCTTTACTGAGGCTCCAAAACCAAATTCAACATGTACTGTCATGTTCTACAGAGGATCCAGTATTGATGTTGAAACTGTAATTCCACCAGAAAGTCTTAAGAGAGGTGATGGTGTTATTATTGCAGAGAACAGAAATGATCCTTTTGATAGAGATCAATTTGAAAGAATTGTTAGAGATATTAAAGCATCTGACGAATTCGATACATTCTCTTACGCAAGTGTTGGTATTGATACTAATCCCGATAATGTCAGACCTTTGACCTGGAAAAAACAAACGTTTGATAGAATTATCAATGGTTCCATTATTTCCAAATCTAGACCTGGACTTTCTGGAAGAATCGTTCCAAATGCAAGAGTAATTAATGATGTAAAACTTGGCGATACTGAAATTTACGTTGATAATGCATTCCCAATCTTTAGTGAACTTGACACAATTTCAGAAGATGATAGACACATTTATATCGTAGAAGATAGAGCAACTCAAGTAGCAATAGCAACGGCAGTTGTCTCCAGCGCTTCAACTATCAGTTCTTTTGTTATTAATAATGCTGGTGTGGGATATGCTTATACTGACAGTCCTATTATTAACATTTCTTCCACTGCAATTAAATCAAAAGATCCAATCAATGATTGGAAGACAACTTCTGGAATTGGTTCTACCACTATTACGTTTAACTCCATTGAAAAGGGTAATGTATCGATTACAGTTGGTAGTGGATCCAGATACGCATTTAGTGCTGGTTCTGATGTTTGGTTCGATAATACTCTTGGATTTGGTCATACAATCACTTTCAACTCAGTTGCAGTTGGTGGAACTAATGTTTACATGGTTGTTGGTCAATATGGTTATATCAGAAGATCTATTGGTTATGGTCAAACCATTGATACTTCCTGGACTACAATGGCACTCAAGGAAGATAGATCAATCCCCGCTCAGGGAATTGTAAACATTGTTAATAGTACATATGGAGATGCTGGTCAATCTTTCAATGATATAGTTTATTCTCCTTTCTTGAATAAGTGGGCTGCAGTAGGAACTGCAGGATCTATCTTCAGTGCAACTGGACTTTCAACTGATAGGTTTATAAGTGTAACTTCTAACTCTATTCAGAGTATTAACAGCGTTGTTGCAACTGGTGAAGGTATTATTGCAGTTGGAAATAATGGAACTGTATTGACTTCTCCAAATGGTCAAATTTATTCATCCCTGGGAATCGCTGGATTAGCTGGATTTAATCTGAATAAGATTATTTACTCTAATGGTAAGTATGTAATTTGTGGATCTGGTGGTGTTATTGCTACAGGTGATAAATTCTCTACGATTGCAAAAGTTACAACGAACTTAACTACTGAGATTGTCAGTGTTGATTATCAGGATATCTATGTTGCAATTGATGTAAATGGTGATCTATATTATTCATTTGATGCATCAACTTGGATTCAAAGAGATGTTGCAAATGTTGGATCAAACACTTTGAAAGATCTTTCTTTTGCACCAGAATATGGTGCAGATGGTAGATACATTGTGGTTGGTTCTGGTTCTACAGTCATAGTTTCTGATCAGGTGTTCAATAGAGCAACTGGAGAAACATCACAGACTAATGGAATTGTAACTTCTATCACCGTTACCAATGGTGGATTTGGTTATTCTCAAGATAACCCACCATCTGTATTGATAGAAAGTCCACTTGTTAAGAAAGAGAAAGTTGATTCTGTTAAAGCAGAGGGTGATTTTGGTACAATTATTGGAATTAATACATTTGGCGCAGGAACCGTTGGATTCGGAACCACAACGCCTAAGATGGAATTTGTTCTCAAGTCTGAAACTTATGACAATACTGCTCTTGGAATTGGTTATTCTTCACTGAATACTTTTGGTGTATCTTACTCTCAACTTTCTAAGGGTGATTATTTTGTAATTCAAAATAGTAATGTTGCAATTGGACGTACATTAGTTGGAATCACTACATTGGATGGATTGAATGGAATGGCCAATTATCCAGACTCTGTTGTCGGTATCATGCGTACTGAACAAGGATTCATTGATGGTGTCTATCGAGTTGAACATGTAACAACTGCTCAGGCAGGTATTGTTACTGTAACATGTAACTTTAATAGTAATGATGCTTCTGTTGCGGGTGAATCTATCCAAGTTTACAGAAGAGGTGCTGATGTTAGTGGAGTTAACACCAATGGATTCTACGGACATTATAGTTGGGGTAAAATCTACGACTTTAGAAATAGAGTTTTAGGAAAACCCCAGTCATTTACAGTTGATAGAGACCAAGGAATTGTTGGATTGGAGACTGCTCCATTCATTTACAGATCTAGGTCAATTTAATTCAATAAATACTAAGAAGGAAAACCCCTGTTTGTTCTAAAATGCCTGCAATTATATCGGATCAATTTAGGATTCTTAACGCCGAGAATTTCGTAAAGAACATTACCGGCGCTGCGAGTACTACTGATAAGTATTATACGTTCATTGGTATGCCCAATGCCTTGGAACCGCAGGCAGGTGGCGCATCAGATTGGGCAACTAATACTCCATCCCCACTGGATGGGTTTAAAGAAGAAAACGAAATCAAGCAATCAATTATTGCAATGAGGCAAATTACGTCACAAGACGTAAGACGACTTGTAAGAAAGGTTGAGTGGGTTTCGGGTACAACGTATGAAATGTATAGACATGACTATAGTGTCTATAACAGAACTCCAGTTAATGAAGCAACTTCATTATATCAATCAAATTACTACGTTATTAACGATGATTTAAGAGTTTATATCTGTCTACAGAATGGTACTGATCCAGAAAACCCTGCAGGAAAACCATCATATGATGTACCGAATTTTATCGATTTAGAACCAAGAGCTGCAGGTACTTCTGGTGATGGATATATTTGGAAATATCTCTTCACAATTAAACCATCTGAGATTGTAAAATTTGATTCTATTGAATATATTCCAGTTCCTGAAAGTTGGGGTAGTTCCACTGAAACTGCATCTACTAAGAATAATGCAGTTGATGGTAAAGTAGAAACAATTCTTATTGACAATAGAGGTTCTAACTATCAGCCAATCTCCACATCTTTCTCGAACGTACCAATTTTAGGTGATGGTACTGGAGGCAAAGCAACTATTACTATCGATTCCTTTGGAAAGGTTTCTGAAGTATTTGTAACTGATGGTGGTAAAGATTACACTTATGGAACTATCCAGTTTTATCCTGGTGCTCCAGAATCAAATGCTGGAGAATCACTTGCTAACTTAGCAAATACAGGAATTGGAACAACTTCATTTGCACAATTTAAGGTAATCATGCCACCAAAGGGAGGTCATGGTTATGACGTTTATAGAGAACTGGGTGCATATAGAGTTCTTCTCTTCTCTAGATATGAAACGATTGAAACTAATCCAGATATTATTCTCGGAAATGACTTTGCTAGAGTTGGTATTTTGAAAAATCCAACTATTCCAAATAGTAACACTGAAATATTAAGTCAAAATATGGTTAGTGGTCTTGGTGCCCTTAAGTTATCTGGTGTTACCACAGCGACAACATATGCAGTTGATTCCGTTATTAAACAAACTGTTGGTCTTGGATCTACTGCTGTTGGGTTTGTCGCTTCTTGGGATAAGACAACTGGAGTTCTTAAGTATTATCAACCAACAGGTTTAGCGTCGAGTGAATCTGGATTCAAAATTATCCCATTTACTTCGTCACCAGAACCAGGTTATGGTGTAACAATTAATTGCAATTCCATCGTAGGACCAGCACTATCGATTGACACTGCATTCCAAGGTATCACTACCTCAATAAATAATAAGATATACCAATTAGGTCTAGACTTTGTAGCTGGTATTGGATCTGCAGAATT